GGATGGACATGAGTTGTTAACGAGCGAACTTGTTCCTGTAACCGACTATCACTTTTTGATTCTAAAACAGATGTTCTTGTGCCAACAGAATTTATCGTGTTAGTTTGGCTTTCTAATTTTTTGTCCATTTCGTCCTGTTTTTTGGTCATTAATTGCATTCGTTCATCTATTCGAGTAGTTAATTCAAACAAATTCTGAATCGACTCAGAAACCTGCGTTATGTATCGCTCCCTAAGTGTTTCAATTTTGTCGCCTTGGTCTGCCATTCAGTACCTTAAGAAATAAATAACTATCTTCCTAATCTATATATAAATACAAGTTCCAATTGTAATGAAAGATTAAAAAATGACTAATTCAGATGAAATCAATGAAGATTTGAAGGACGAAGATTTGAAGGACGAAGATTTGAAAGAAATAGTTCCGGCGATGAACGTAAACACATCGTTGCAGAAAACAGATGATGGTTCAATGTTGATAAGTGATGAAGCACTATTAGGTGTTTATAGCGAAATTATGAATAATATTCGCAATGATTATACAGAAATAGACGGAGTTTTGACAAACTTTGTTGATATGGTTGTAAATCAGGGTGATTCTACTACCTCAAGTAAAGAAGCCTTGGTAAATTTATTAAAATTAAAGGTAGACCAATCTGATAAGATGGCTCGTGTTGCGGATTTAATGACCAGAATAAAGCTAAAAGATAAAGACACTTTTCCAAGATATTTGGCAGCTTCTCAACAGAACACCATAAATATAAATAGTGGTTCACAAAAACGAGCCATAATTAACGCATTGAAGAACGTTAAAATTAAGGAACAGAATGATGACACAGAGACATAATGTAGAAGATTGGTTGGCTGAGTATGATATTCCTGCCGCCGCTGCACAACCAGATTCCGCTGGTGGAATGCAATCCCCAATGACCGACCCGAACGCTGGTGGTGACCCAACTCAAGCTCAGGCCCAAGCAAATGACCCGAATATTAGTCAGCAACCGGCGACCGATGTTACACAAGACCCGCAAACACCGGACATGCCTGAGACCGCTCCAGAAACAAAAGACTTTGAGACTTGGAAAAATAACTATTTAAAAGAATCCGTCAAAGGCGACACTAACGCTTTGATTGAACTTATTCATCAAATACGTGATAAAGAAGGATTACAACCTTATCAAAGGAAATTTGTAGAAGACAATCTTAATGTACAACTTGTCAGAATGAATTCTAATGTAGAAAAAGCCTCAAAAGATATACGGCGACAAATACGTGAACAATTAGACCGGAATAATCCAGCTACTTCCGTGGTCAATCATATGTCTGCTGTTTTAGAAACGCAGCCCTCACTTATCAATACCTTTATTAAATTGAATGGTTATTCGGGACAAAAGGGCGACCTACACAGAAAATATATTGCCGCATTGTTGGGGGCAGTACAAGTGGGTAGCGGAGCAAATAATGAAGACCTTATTTTTAACGAAAAAGAATATTCGATTCTCATTTCGACCAGATTAAACGCTCGTTGGGGAGATGTCATGTTGGGTTATTGGAGCCTAAGAGAAGACGACCCTGAGAAATTCCTCACTGAACCCGAACTCAAAAGACTCACAGATGGTAGCCCAGAAGAAAGAGAGGCTTTGCGATGTCGAGTTGTAATTGAGTCTATCGCTCAAATGTTTGAAACTCGTGCGTTTTTGGTCAATGTTGTAGCAGATGATGGAACTGTATATACCTTGGGATGGGATATTGCCACATCGTTACGAGCCGCTTTCCTAGATGGTAAACTTGTGGTCAAGATGAAAAGAACCGGAGAATCTGAGGCTTTAATTGATTCAGAAGGCAATATAGTTCCTTTAATGGATTTGAGTATTGTTTACACAAAAGAAACTGGGCAACAAGACGAAGAAGGAAAACCAGAGAAAAAAGAGATTGAGTTTATAGAACGCAAAGATGGAATGCTGTTCCTCTCTGCTAGCCTTCAAACCATCAGAGACGCAACAACGGCTTTGCAAGGAGCCGTACTCAAAGAAACGCCTTATGCGGGAAACCCAAGTGATTTGGTTACGTTGCAAAGATGTGTTTATAGCAGTCACGACCTTTTAATGCGTAGCTGTTAGTATGGAGCCAATATGAAAAAATTTCTAGAATTCGTTGATAAAAAAGAACGGGACGCTATTAAACAACTTCAGGTGTTAATGCAAGTTTTGCAAAAATTTAATTGGGAAGTAGAAGATTTCACCGAGAACATTGATGACCCATATATTTTTGTTAAAGCTCCTACAAAAGAAGAATTATCTTTCGAAGGCATTAGGATATACAAAATAGGTAAGTCTTTAGCTTATCGTATTCAAAATGAAGCTGCGACTCACCCTTATGGAAAAGCTTATGCTCTAGATGTCGAATCTATGTATACAGATTTAGTTTCTGACGACATGGATGAACAAAGGGCGGGGCAAGAAGTAATGAATGCCATCAACTCTGAAATTAAACGCTTCTTTAAAGAAAGTTTGAAAGCTGAAAAAGAAATGGGTTCTAGCGAAATTGAAAAAGATAAGGATGCTCTTGGAAATGTTGTAATTAAGAGTACCGGAACGGATTACAGCAATCAAGTAACTTCTAAGATAAGATAACCATGCCATCTCAAATGCCAACATCTTTGCAGCAATTGAATCCAATTGCTGCAAATTTATTTCGTGCAATTAACCCCAGTGCTAGCGGCATGTTAATTCGTGGTAATTTAATTGTTTTTAATTATTCGATGTGGGTACATGACCCATATCCGTTGGTATTATTAAGCGATGTTCGTCCCGGTCAACAAATTCGTGGACTTAATTTACATTATTTAACATTTCCTTTCATTAAAGGACTATTAAGGACTGTGGCTGGACCCATGTTTTCTTACGGTAGTATTAAAGGCAACAAATATTTGATGAGTGCTTTTAGAAGTTATAAGTGGAATGGTGTAAGACAAATAAAAACATTAGATACTAATTTCGTTTTAAATGTTATGGCTACAGCAAGGTCGTTTGACCCGAATCAGATTAAAGCCATAAGAGAATCAGTGCAGGAACAAATTAACAGAGTAGTTAATCCGCCCGCTGTTCCAACTGAGCCTCAACCTTTACAACAAGTCAACATACAGGCAAATCAAAATATAGGAAAAATATAATCGACAGATGAGTAAATATTAAGAGTCCTAATTCCATCGTTCGATGGCGTAGCACAGAAAAAGATTCCCATGGCAGAAGGTAAAATACAAGATAGTCTCGGCAAAACAGTCAATGGTAATGCAAAAGCACTCCTTGATTCGCTTTCGTCAATGTGTGGTGCCAAAAAACCATATAAAGGGAAAGATAAAGAAGCGTATACAAAAGCAATAGGGGAAGTTCGTAAGTTATTAGAAGAAATAAAAGTCAAATTAGTAGAACCTGATTCTGCCGATAAAATTGCCAAGGAATTAGACGCAATAAAAAAAATATTAGATGATTCTAAAAAAGAGACCAAAGAAGGTTTACATGATGTCACTTCTAAAATTCAAGAAACTATTGGCCCTGCCATAAAAAGAGCATTTGGAGGTAAAGGAGGGGGTGTCGGCGGTGGTGGAATAGCAACTGCGGGAGGCGGTGGAGCGGCCAAAGGCACAGCAACGAGCAAAGGAGGAAATCTTAGCTTGATGGGGGCCATGGGAGGCCAAGTATTAGGTTTGATGGGTGGTCTTAAGACTATAAGTCCCATTTTTGCTGACCTTAATAGTCAAGAACAAGATTTTATGGTTGGAATGCGACAAATAGCATTTCAGACACAAGGTATAACCGGAAATTTGGGAAAAATGCAGCAAGAGTTCCAAAAAACTGGCAAGGTAGTCACGCAAACAGGCTACAACATGACAGTTTTTCAGAACACGTTATTAAAACAATTAGGAAAAGGCATAAAGAGCAGGGAGAGTGAAATTGGTTTAATGAAGACTGCGTTGAATTTGTCAACCATGATTGGAACGGGGGCCGATGAAACAGCCGATATGTTCCACGAATGGCAGATGAGTCTCAACATGTCTAATAATCAAATGGCGGAAGTTTCCAGAGGCGCACAGGAAGTAGCTCGTGCAACTGGCGTAACTGGCGATAATTTGATGAGGGCCATGAAGACTGCCGAACAATTTGCCACGCAAATGAGAAATGCGGCAACACTGACGGCGGCATCTTCTAAAAATTTAATGATGATGGCCGCAGCTATGCAGAAATACGGAGTTGGAGCAGACCAAGTAAGTAGATTCATGGGGTCTATGTCTTCTTCCGCTGACCTTTATTTACAGGCAAGTAAGGAAACACAGGCGTTAATGTTTAGTGCCGCAGCTTCGGTTGGCAAAGTAGATGAATTATCAACTGGTACGATTACCAAGACCAAGGCTGGCATGGCTGGCATGGCCAAAGGATTAGAAAACATACTTGGTAATTTTGGAACAACTATGGAAGGTATTGATAATTTAGACCCACAAAAATTAATGAAACTTAATTTGTCGCTACAATCTGCATATGGCATACAAGCGGGCGAATTGAAACAAATGTGGAAATCTTGGAAAGAAGGGTCCAAGAGTTTTGCAGAACAAGTTGCCGATATTAATACCCAACTTAAAAATAGTAACCTAACAACGCAAGAAAGAATTAAGCTTGAACAACAATTGCAGCAAATGACAATGAACAAGGGGTTCGAATTCTTGACTGCTGTTGATGAGGCGGGAAAAGTTGCCGGAACCTCTCTAGAAGAAGCGGTTCAAAAAGCCACCAAAAACCTCGGCCCAGATATGGCCAAAGATTTAAAAGACATGGGTGTGAATTTACAAAGTCCTATTGACACACTCAAAGGAGTCGCAGAAATAACAGCGAAACAACTTAAGGCTGCTGGTGGTAAAGACATGACCAGCCAAATTGAAAAGGCTATTGGGGCAAACGACATGGCTTCTGTGCGTAATTTATTATCACAGATGAATACTGAACAGCAGAAAATAGGTGTTGACCAAGCCAAAAAACTCGACCCGCTTACGCAAATGGCGTATAAAACTGACCAACTGAACGAAACCTTGAGAGAATATACAAGAGGGGCACTTGCAATATTTAATCGTATGTTAATGTTGTTTGGACCAATGAACGTATATCTTGCGGCATTGTTGGCACAGCAAGCGGGCGGCGGAAAATTATTGGGTTTCTTGGGTAAGGCTTTCAAGAGAAAGGGAGGCAGTGCCGCAGAAGTCGCTGGGGCCGGTGCGGCAGCAGCACCAACAGTGATGGAGAAAGCGAAAGGGGGTATTACGAAAGGTGCCACCGGGGCAGCAAAAGGTACAGATGATGCATCACAAGTTTCTGGTCTATCGAATAGAGTCAAATCTATTGCTGAGGCCGCACAAAACGCTGGTGCTGCTCTTAAGAAAATAAGTTGGGGTCAAATCAAACAGTTTGGTATGGCTCTTGTGAAAGGCGGGGCCGTACTTCTTATATTGGTGGCTGGATTGGTCGCTTTAGCAGCAGCTATCGTTTTAATTTCTAAAGCTATTATGAAAATTACTGGGTTAGATGCAGGAGAAGCAGCCAAAATCGCAGACGCAGTAGGTTCTTTATTATGGTCCGCTGCTAAAATTGCCTTCGCTGTTGTTGTTGGAGCGGTGGGGCTAACAATTTTAGGTGCATTGGCAAGTACGGCATGGGCATTGGCCCCATTAATGCTTTTAGGCGCAGCGGCACTTTTCATTTTAACACCAGCGATGCTTCTTTTAGCGGCTGGATTAATTAAATTAACAGGTGCTATGCTTTCAATTTCGCCAGACCCATCTTCAGCAGCAGCGACAGCAACGAATATATCATCATTATTTGAAGCCGCTACTGGTATTGCTTGGTCTGTTATTAAAATGGCAGGCATGTTGTCAATTTTAGCCGTATTCGCTGGTTTTTCTTTCTTTTTACTGCCGCTATTAGCACTCGGAATAGCAGGATTTTCAGTGTTAACCCCAATAATGGTATTATTTGCTACTGCTATTATAGGATTTTGCAAGCTTGTATTAATGATACCGGGCATTAAAGACGCAGCGGCAGCAGCAGAAAGTATAAGTCAGTTATTTAAAGCGGCATCTGATATATCTTGGGCTGTTGTTAAAATGGCTGGCAGTTTAGCTATTCTTGGTGCTTTTGCTATGTTTTCATTCTTGCTGGTTCCACTTATGATGGCGGGTGCAGCGGCTTTATATGTATTAACACCAGCAATGATTGCCTTTGCTGCTGCTCTCGTTGGATTAACTAAAAAAGCACTTTCTGTAATCGGCCCTGTAGAGGAAGCTGCCGAAACCGCCAAAAATGTCGCTGTATTATTTCAAGCGGCCAACGATATTGCCGGAATGATTATAAAACAAGTTCCAAAATTGATTATTTTAGGTGTCTTAAGTGGTTTCTCTTGGTTACTTGTTGGCCTTATGTGGGCTGGCGTAGCAGCATTTGGAATGATTGCCGCCCCTGTTGTGGCCTTAATGGCCGGTATCGCCATAATGGGGAAAACAATAGGGAAAATGCTGTCGCCCAAAGAAGCAGAAAATATAAGTAAAACAATTCAAGGGCTTAGTAACATTATAGAAGGTGTATCAAATGCTTTAAAAACATTTGCAGACAAATTAGTGCCATTATCTAGAACTTGGTCGATATTCGGGCTGGCATTCGGCGGCGGGGCAATAGGAGGTATAATTAGTAGCCAAGGTCAAATTAAAGCTGGCATGGTGGCTTTATGTGATATGTTTAGTGAAAAAAGTGGATTCATAAAAGCCTTAAAAGAAAGCTTCCCAAATCCCGAAAATGCAAAGGTTGCCGCTGAATTAATGTCGGTTTTATCGACATTAGTGGAAAAAACTGGCGACGCAATGTCTGCGATGGCGGACAAATTAATCCCACTTACCCGCACATTCTCCTTCTTAGGCATGTCATTTGGCGAAGGCGTAATTGGTAAGATAACTGACCCAGAAATACAAGGAAAAATAAATTCTGGTATCACCGCCCTCATGGATATGTTCGGGGAAAAGAGCGGGTTAATTGCGACATTGATTGATGGTTTCCCAAATCCAGAAAATGCTAGAGTTGCAGCCGAATTAATGTCGGTTCTTGCAACATTAGTAGAAAATACCGGCAAAGCAATGGTGGCGATGGCCGACAAGTTAATTCCATTAACCAATACATTTTCTTTCTTGGGCATGTCATTTGGCGAAGGCGTAATTGGTAAGATAACTGACCCAGAGTTACAAGAAAAGATAGGTGCTGGAATCGGAGCTTTAACCGGCATGTTTGGTGAGAAGAGCGGGTTAATTGCGACATTGATTGATGGTTTCCCAAATCCAGAAAATGCTAGGGTAGCGGCTCAATTAATGGCGGTTTTGGCTGACTTGGTAAGTGGAACTGCTACGGCCATGAACGCTATGGCCCAGAAAATTATCCCTCTTACTGAATCATTTTCGTTCTTAGGTTTTAGTTTTGGAAGTGGTCTTATCGGGAAGATGACAGACGAAGATACACAAAAAAGCATAAGAGATGGAATAAGTGCCTTGTGTGAAATGCTCGGCGCAAAAGAAGGTAGCGGTGGAATTATTGGAACATTAATGAAGAATTTTCCCAATCCAGAAGATGCTAGAACAGCATCGGAATTAATGAAAATATTAGCCGAAATGACAGAGGGTTTGGCAAAAGCCCTTGATGCATTAAATACAAATATTATTCCGTTAACTGAAAGTTTCTTATGGTTTGATTCTCCGTTGGAAGACATGGAAGAAGGAACTAAAAAATTTACGGATTGGTTTGAGGGATTTGCAAGCTTATTAAAAACGGGTATTATTGACCCAGTTAATAATATTTTTGCTGATACCGGAGTTGAAAGTTTTCAAAAATTAATTTCATTAGGGCAAATGATAGAAGTTTTGCCGTCGTTTTTGGAAGGCATAGGACAAAATTTGGCCCCAATGGTTCAAGGTAATGCGTTTGGGGAAGCACCATTAGAATCTCTGGCAGCTATTACACAAAAATTTGGTAATTATTTCACAGGAATAGCTGGATTTTTAAAACAAGGTATTGTTGACCCAATTAACGCATTGGGGTCTTTTAAAGATGTCGAAGAAGCCACAAAGAAGTTAGATAGTTTGTCACAAATGCTAGACAAATTAGTAAGTGTTATGGATAAACTAGGTGCGGTGATGGCAAAAATAACTTCTCCGGGGTTCGACACGACGACCGCAGCAGCTTCGATTAATGATTTCATGGCCTCTTTAGGTCAAATTAATCCCACAACAGCTATGGGTGCTACAGGGATGGGAGTAATGGGCGGTGCTGGTGTCCCGGCGTCAGCGGGACCAATTAACGACATGTATGATGGTGTTAGAGCGCAATATGCCGTTAAGGATGGAGCATCGCAATCGCCTCGTGGCGATATGGCACAAATATCTGATGCTACTAATAAACAAGTGGCGTTATTAGGTGTATTACATGAGGATAATCAAGAAATTATTAAATTACTTAGTCCTGTTGCAATGGGCGGCGGCGAAAAAGCACAAATAGCCTCAACAGCGACACAAAATAATCAACCACAAACTGTATCAGGATTCGGAACGTGGCGTTATAAACCACAACAAAATGCCAACAAAGCTGTAGGTAATACGTTGGCATAACTAAGTTAAGTCGGAGGACGTAATGGCTGGAATAAAAGCAACTATTCCCGGTGGAAAATTAATTGAATTAGACCAATGCTATGTTGATATTCCAGCATATGGTAAGGTCATAATGAGAGTGCTACCAGAAATAGGCGATTCAAAGAGTGCTTCTTACAATGACGAACCTATTATGGGAAGAGCATTCCCTCTCAAAACTTATTCCCACTCTGAAAATAGGTCTGTGTCTATGACTATTCATTTTATTACCATTACCAAATCAGATATAGACGAAAACAAAAGAGCATTACGGGCACTGGAAAGTGCTGTGTATCCGAGAGACCAAGGCGGTGGTCCTTTCATTCCCCCACCAATATGTAAAATTAAATGTGGAAAAACATTAGCTGACGACGAATTATGTGTTGTTTTAAGGTCTTATTCGGTCAAATTTTCTACCGATTCTGTATGGGACGAAGAGCAATACATACCGTACAATTTTGATGTAGAAACAACATGGGAAGTTGTATATCGAAGTTCAAATTTACCGGGTCAAGATAGAATATTAAGTACCGGAGGATAATGTGGCAAGTAAAATAACTTTAACTAATATAGACCCCGTAAGGGACGAATTGGTAACTAAATCAAGCCGTTACGCAAACAGCAAAGTAATCTATTACGGCAATAATAATTTAGTTACGTTTCCTACATATAAAAGAATTCCAATCGCTGTAGACAATACTTTAGATAAATTCACTGTTGTAAACGCTGGTACTGAATTTCGTCCTGATTTAATTTCACAACAAGCCTACGGCCTTCCAGATTTTTGGTGGAAAATATTGGAAGTTAATAACGTTATGGATATTTTTGATTTCAAGGCAGGTTTAAACATCAGAATCCCCGCCAACATATTTTAATTGAGGTAACATGGCAGCTTGTACATTTTATGGTCAGAGAACAATAGACGCTGATTCACTATCTCCTTATGTTGAACTAGACATAGCTGGGGGAATTAAAGTGGGCAATAAGTCTGCGCCGTCTTTTAACAATGAAGCCGTAATAAAGAGTTTCGAATTCGGAACATCGAATGGGGCAACGGCGGAAATAGAAATATTGGATGAGCAAGGCGGAACTTTTGACAAAACTATAACTGCAATGGCATCACGATTATGTGATTATAGTGGCGACAAGGTAATGGCAATAAAATATGGATGGACAACTACAAACTGCGGTGGGGGCGGGGTGCCACGATTAACTGCTCCGATTTATCTTGTTCCAAAAGACCTTACGGTTACTTATGAAGGCGGAAAAATAAAATATAAAATAACAGCAGTAGACCCGATGAAAGTGGCAGCCAGTACAACTCGTTTGCAATGGGTTTTTGGCACAGACGACCATCCGATGAAACTCAAAGATGCTCTTCAGCAATTAATGGACAAAGAATGTCCAAAAATTAAATTGAAATGGTACGGGAAAGAAGGAAAGCCAAGTAATTGGGATTTTAAAGATGAACCAAAATCGGTATGGGATGGAGACAATCAAAATAAATTATCTTCTGCATTAAAATGGATGGAATATTTTGTTAGCGAAAATGATAGGGGAGTTTATGCGTCTTGGGATGTGACCAGTAAAACCCCAACTATGATATTTAGAGAAGGCAATATACCTGATTGTTACAAAAGTGACCCTGAAGGCACAAATTCTGGAACATATATTGTTAACGGAGGTAAAAATAGTAATGTTATATCATTTAGTCCTAGTGTTAGTTGGCCTAATTGGTGGCAAGCTGAAGCTGGAACCGGCGGTAATGCAGGGGGAGGTTGGACGGCGGGCGGGCAATCTGTAGGAGCTGAGAATCCTAGAAGTTGTCCAGAGGCAACTAAAGGTTTAGGTATTCAAGAAACATTATCGTGGTGTCGATATGCTCTGGATACATTTGGTCCCAAGAACGCTATGGCAAAAATGGCGTGGAATCAAAGATTAAATGCTACAGCAAATAAAATATCTGGTATGAGTCCTGTCGAGGGCGAATTAAAAATACAGGGCGACCCAAGTGAACAATTTTATCATCCTGCTTTAGTGGTTGGAAATAAAATTCACGTAGTTGTAATTAACCCTTTTCACTTAAGAGACGGGCAATGTGAATGGTTGGCAGAACCAATTTGTAATTCAACTTTTACTAGTGAAGAATGGCAAGTAATGGGTTGTTCTCACTCTATTAGAGAAGGTTCATTTGTAACCACATTAAAAATAAGGTTAAACCCTCCATTCACTGGAACTGTTTTTCAAGGTATGAAGTGGACAAAACCGGGATAATTTATGTCATTACCTGAAAACATGCAAGTGATGGAAAGACGCCTCAAGACTCTTGAAGAAAGATTCCGTCAATCTGGCTACATTATGAAAAATGTAGTACAGAGCGAAGTACGAGAAAATTTTCCAGCACAACCTCAGCAAGAAACATTATATGGCATGTACACTGCTTTAGTTGTAGATACTATAGACCCGTGGAAACAAAATAGAGTTAGATTTTTTACTCCCTTACTGCATAGCAAAGAGCTACCCGTAAAATCTTTACCTTGGGCATATCCAATTTCAGGTATGGGTGGATTTGATGATTGTGGTTTAAATTGGGTGCCACCAGCAGGCTCTACTGTTTGTATCATTTTTGAAAATGGAAGTAGGACGGCCCCTTATTATATTGGCACCACATGGCATCGAGATAGAGGCGAACAAGGTAACAGAAATTTTAATTATAATATTGAAGAATTTTATAAAATTCATGAGGGTAATAGAACTGGATATTTGTTGGGGAAAAAAGATGGTTCACAAGTTCTTCCTCAATGGAACACAGAAAGTGCAAATGGCATTGATATTGATGCAGATGGAGATTATGAGCCAGACCCAGAAGCGGTAAAAAAATTAACATATGCCCACATATATGGATTAAAAACACCGCAAAAGCATATGCTTAAACTGGATGATGGCGACTATAAATGTGCTTTTAAAAATAAAAGATTAGAACTCATGTCCGCCTGTGGTAATTGGTTGATATTTAAAGACGACCATTTACATGAATTTAAGCCAACACAAGCTCCCGGGCCATGCCCTTCCGGTTCTGATAATCCCGATGAAGAAAATACAGAGTGTACCCATACAACTAGTGGGGCCTATTTTAAGCATGAAAACGAGTTGCGACCTTGGAGAGGTGTCGGTACGCCACAAAATACGAAAGCAACACTACCCCAATCTGGCATTCAATTATTATCTATTTCAGGTCATACATTAGTAATGGACGATTCGGTTGAACAACCAACAGGCAAACCAGATTGGGAAAGAAGTAAAAAGTCATTTGATTTTGGTTGTACTGATAAGGCGAAATGCAAAACGTTCTGGGTTTCAGCAACGGGTCATCGTATCGAAATGAACGATGAAGAAACAGAAACGGAAATTCGCAGTGAGAAAAATGGCATTAAAATGCTTACTGCGTGCGGTAACCGAGTTGAACTTAATGACCATTGTTTATCAAAAGAAACAGCCGGAAATAAAAGGGGCATAACTTTAGAAAGCACCAGCCGCCATATTATTGAAATGGTGGACGATGAAAATGAACAAGGTAGCGCAAGAAAAGAGGGTGGTGTCCCTGTCGCAAAATCTAAAAAAGCATTTATAAGAATTAGAACTGGATATGGTCTGGAAATTGAGATGAAAGATGATGCGTCTCAAGAAAAGACTCAAAATCAAACAATAAAGATTATGTGTCCTCAAAAGGACAATAAAGAAAAAGGGCCGCACCTTATGTGGTTTAAAGAAAAAGCAAGCGGCCCGGGGCAAGTATTTCTTCGTGTGGGAGGCGATTATATTTGTTCAACGGCTGATTCACATATCACTATGGTTGGTGACCCTGATAAAAACCCCGCCAACAAAATAACTGTTGTCAGTAAAAACACTGTTATTGACACTAAAGAATTTTACTTTAATGGTGCTGACTTACACGTATTGTTGGCTAAAAGAATTATTTTATTAATGGCAGGCCAAGATTGTCCTCAACCCAACGGTGGATTAGGACCATGTGTACATCCTGTGTTAGTTTTTGGACCAAAGGGGATAACTATTAGTGATAGAGTATACGCCTCAGCTTCTAAAAACGCAGCGTGTGCGTCTATATTCCACCTTACACCATTCCATAAGTGTGAGGCTTAAGAAAGGTAAAAATGAATTTTTTAGGTGCGCCATACCCGATAACAAAAAATCCTAGAGGGTTTTTTGCTACGCAAAACGGGGTAAATCAGGTTAAGTCAGACCTGTTGGCATTACTTTTAACCTATCCGGGCGAAAGAGTTATGTTGCCACTATTTGGTACACCGCTTAACGATTTAATTTTCGACCCAAACGATACACAACTGTCCGAAAAGGCACGACAAATGATAATTAACTCGATTGCTATGTGGGAACCTCGTGTGACTATCGAACAAATAGAAGTTACTAATGATTTCGATGTAAATAGTTTAGACTCATCAGATACTAGACAAGACTTACCACATATTTTGGGCATAAGAATTTTATTTTATGACCCAGAAAATATTCAAGAAATACAAGAATTGAAATTAGATGTCCCGTTAGGAGGCACTTCGTAATGGCAACAACAGATATTAGTGTGACACCATACGATAGTTCAGGTGCGGTAAAGAAACCCAATATACCGAATTTGAATTATACTAATCAAGACTTCTGGTCTATGAAGACAAGACTGGTAAAATTTATTAATGAAAGATTCGGGCCGCAAGGCACGGTTCTTCCTAACACATTTAATGATTTTGTCGAATCATCTATTGCCGTTATGCTTATTGAAAATTGGGCATTTTTAGCTGATACTCTTTCGTTCAAAATTGACCAAATTGTAAATGAAATTTTTATTGATACTGTAACAGAAGTAGAAAACGCCTTCAGATTAGCTAAACTAGTTGGGTTTCAACCGCAGCCACCGATAGCGGCTAGGTCATTATGGGTAGCCACAATGAATAATCCATTACTGACAGATGTCGTCATTACAACACCATTAGCGGTAGATGTTGTTTCGAACGACACACCAATTTCTATAGAACTTTTCCAAGGTGATATATATAACAATCCTTTATTTGATAATGATATAGTAATTCCGGCAGGAGCTACTGTAAATCGTAATATAGTTGGTCTAGAAGGACGCACAAGACAAGATTTATTTACTGGAACCGGCGAGGTCGCACAGACTTACCAATTAAATGATTATCCCGTAATTTACGATTCTATTAGATTGTCTGTAGATGGCATTCAATGGGACCGTGTTGATTATTTTACGGACTCAAGTCCTAGAAGAGAATATCGTATTGAATTTGATTCAGATTGGTATGGATACATAATATTTGGCAACAACAGGGCGGGCTTAATTCCATCTCAAAGTTCTCAAATTGAAGTCATCTATAGAGTTGGTGGCGGAATTGTTGGAAATATTGTCACCGGATTTATTCAAACTCAAACACAAGCTGCGGTCCCGGGACTCGGATATACGGTGCCAATTTCTCTCAGGAATTATACAAAAGGCGAATTTGGCTACGACGGCGATAGTTTGGATGACATTAGAACAAAATTACCCTTATGGTTGAGAACGCAAGATAGAGCAGTTTCAGGAGAAGATTATAAAACTTTATGCGACCAGTTTGCAACAGCATATCATGGACAAATTGGAAAAGCAAATGCCGTCTTAAGAAATTACGGTTGTTCTGGCAATATAATTGATATTTATATTCTGGCCAGAGATGGAACAGACGGATTGGCAGAAGCAAGTAGTGAATTAAAAGTAGATTTAAATGCGGAGCTTAATAAAAAGAAAATGCTTACCGATTTTGTTTGTTTGAAAGATGGCGTAATCATATGGGTTGATGTTGAAATAGACATAATAATGGACAAAATGTATAAAAAATCAGAAAAAGAATTTGTTGAAAAAATAAATCAAAGAGTAAATGATTTCTTTGCATTGAATAATTGGGAATATGGACAAACATTAAAAGACACAGATATTATTAAGGCCCTTTCTGATATTCAAGAAATAAGTAGTGCAGAAGTACATTTTGTGACAAATGATGATTTGACCACATCTGGCATTATTGTAACTTCCAGATTCTTTGAGATTATAAGACCAGACCAAACTAATACATCGTTTGTTTATGAATAAAATGGGAGTTTTTTGTGGCAACCAAAAGAATAAATGAAAATCCGACTATAGCTGACCAAGTGATATTAGAGTTGGAAACACCCGATGCCGATGGATGTTTTAAAGCTGACCCTTATATGATTGACACAGTAACTATTTACTACGTTGAAAGAAGCTATAATGGAAGTAATTATGGTGTTTTGGTCGAATCGACACAAAATGCGACTTTAAAAGACGAACTCATAGCGGCACAATTAGAAGCTTGCGATTCCCCAACAGAAGAAAATTTAGCTAATGTAACTTTCTTACAAAACGAATTAGAATTATCTGCAAAGAATGATATATCATATTTTTCAAAAGCGGAACCAGTGAAAATCTATGGCGACTCTGATAATCCGGCTTGGTTAAGTGGAGGAAACGAAGTAGATTATGAGGTTAAACAAGTTTTAACCGAAGCCGAGGTAATTGACACGGGCAAATTTGAAGTAATATGGAATCCACTAGGGATGAGGTCTGGAAACTACTTGGTTTATTGGACTTGGACCCCATATGTCGGTTCTCAAAACGATAAATTAACACAACATTTCGAATTTACTTTAGAGGGTGCGACACAACTCACCACTAGTATTCCGACACATTTTACAGACCCATTAAAGTACGAAACATTATTAGAACGTTACTTGCCGGATATGTTTAAGCTTACATTAAGTGACCCCGACTTGACCCCATATGTTTTAGAAGAATTTAACCAAGCAGTGGCTAAAGGCTTCACCTTTATGGAAGATTTGGCTAATCAGACGGTTGATTTGATTGATGCTAACGCCACACATGAACATTTCTTACCGCTTCTTGGAGGATTATTTAGACTATCACTTAGGTCACAAGACCCAACATTATGGCGACGACAGATTAAGAGGGCGATTCCGCTTTTTAAACGAAAAGGTACGTTGTTGGGATTACAAGAAGCATTAGCTCAAGCCAATGTATCACTCACAAAATATACTAGACTTTGGCAAGTAATATCAAAATATACTTATCAAGAACTGTTTGATGTGGCAACAGATTACCAGACAGAATTCACTCTTTCTCAAACAGCAATATTACCGACTGACACGAACTTCGAATTATATTATCGTGAACCAGCACCAATTGATGACACGGAAGACACAACAGAATGGCAAGCTCTTACTTTGAGTGACTATGCAACATTGGCTAACACGGATGACATAACTACTTTAACCTTTATAGGGGCAGGTGCCCCGACTCCAATCTATCTCATGGAAGGAGCTTCAATAAGAATAATTTATAAAATTGTTGAAATTCCTACCTCTCCACCAGATGAACAAACAATTGAAACACATGTAAGAACTTTGGCTTTGTCTGATAGTCGTGACGAAAGAACGCAAGATTATCCGCCAAAAAATTGGAATGTGAGACTTTTAGAAGACGACGACGTGTTATTTGACAGGATTATATTGGAAAAGAATCCTTATTATGACCCATTAGTTTACGGACATATTCGCACCGAATTTCCATATTCTGAAAATGTGTATAACATGGAAGAGTACAATGGCAGCAAGAGAGAATCTTTATCTCCATGTGATATCGACAAAGAATTTTTAGACCCTTGTTCGGATGGTATAAGTAGTAAGTTTGATGTAGAGTTAGAAATTGACGATTTGTCAAACGACAGAGTTATTGAAGCACAAGAAATCATTGAGGAATTTAAGCCATTTCATGCTGTATTGAATACGGTAAATTTAATGGGTTATCGTAACGATTTCGTGGAACCCCCAACTGAACAAATATTGGCTCTAGTCGATTACGATGTAACTGAAGTGACATTAGTCAATCCGGCACAAACAATATTTAACAGATTCTTTTTAGAAGGGAATCCAATTGCGGCAATGGAAGATACTTCCATTGACTGGAAAACAGTCGAAAATTGGATAATTGTAAAATACTATGGCGGTGCAAGTGAAGAATTTTGGACTGGTTCCGCATGGAGTGCTTCGTCTTCGGCGGCATTAATTATGTCAACAACCGATATGCAAGTTGAAGTTCGTGACATGGACGATGAAGATGTGGCTGGCGTATATGACTACGGAGAAGGAGATGCTTTTATCTGGAAACCAGAATTAGGGAATGTGCCTAGTGACGTGTTTGATGACTTTAAACGAGATGCCTTAGCAACAGCGACAGTAGTTGGTGATTCTACCGCCCACGGTCAAGCAACGGCAAGTAATTTAAACATTGAATTATATGCTCCTAATGTCAGTGTTAATGCCTTTATGCCCCATGTACCAAGTATTTTTAGCAGATTAAGAATTCTTTCTCCGTCTTTAAACGCTGGCGATTATGAAATAGATGACATCACACTTCATGGAGCTATTATTACGGGGACATTGCCGCCAGAACCACTCGATACAGCGGCATTTACATTTGAAATGTCTTATGAAGCATTGCGACAAGCCACTGCGGCTACCATCGACCCATCAGATATTTTTTACTTTTCTGATGTCGATGTTGATTTCATCGCATTAAATGTAAAATCACAAGCTGATGTAGATGCGGGATTTGCCACTAATCCTTTCACGATTTATATTCCTTCATTGGGCGGGGACTATGATATTTTACAAATTATGCCAGATGGAAGTTTTGTACTTTTAGATGAACTATCTTTTCCCTTACCCGCAAGCGGAGCAACTGAATTAGATTATACATTACGGGACGAAACTGGTTCAGATGTAATCACCGTTACCGACGAAGGTACTATAACGGCATACAGAAGAGGGAAAGTGACATTGAGTGGGACGGATAATGTAAACGTAATAGGGACTAATTATATGGGTTCCACAATAGGTAACCTTAGTAATTTCATTAAACGAGGCTATTATGCAGAATATAGTGGCACAGAATATAGTATTATCGAATTTGTAGCAAATCAACCGCTACAATTTTATATTGATGGATATACCGGGGCCTCTGTTGGTGGTGCGACAATTGTTGTATATAACAAGGTAATTATTAATGAAACAGGATATTTGCATTATAAGAATATGCAACTAGATATGCATTATGATTACGAGGCTAATCCCGGTGTAGGATTAGAGCCGATACAAAATGGAGAAAACCCGCCAGCAGAACCATTGGACGCTAGCTATTTTAAAGAGAATTATCTGGTGATGATAGGTGATGACGTAAACGATAGCAGAAATTACTATGTTATTACGGATATTGACGGAGATATTGTGACAATAAACGGCGAACCTCAAAATTGGCCTACTACTGGGACCGCTATTGATTATAGTTTTGTACATTTTGAAAAACAAGCGTTTGATGTACCAGAAAGAATTAATCCGTATGTGCCGGGATATCATTTCAATTCGGTAGACCGTAGAGGGCAAGAAATAATAACATATGAAGTCAATACTTCTACACCAGTTTCTTTGCTGGCTGTTGCTTATGCGTTAAATGCAGGAAACAAAAATACAATGGTAGATATGACCAAACAACAAGAATCAATAAGTTTCTCTATAGAATGGCTAGATAAGTAAGGAGCAATATGAACATAGATGAAGTCAAATTAAAGGGACAGGTGGAAATCATAATTGACTACGATGATGGTAGACAAGAAAGAAAATATTTCCAAAATACTGTGTTAGAGAATGGACGACAAGCATTGGCTAAATGTTTGGCGAATGAAATCGGTGGAGGATTTAGTTTCTATATAAATAGAATGACATTCGGTAGTTCGGGAACTAGTGGGGGAGTTACTAAGTATGTTGATAGTTCCCGCACAAGTTTGTTCGGCTCCACAGTTGTTAGTAAACCAGTAATATCTACTTTAGACCCTGATTCGGCGACTCAAGTAGTATTTACTTCTGTTTTGTCTTCCGGCGAGGCAAATACAACTTTGAATGAAATGGCATTACAGTTAAGCCATGTAGATGAAATAAGTGGGGCCAATGATTTATATAGTATGGCTACTTTTCCCGATTTAACGAAAACTTCTTCGATGCAGATAACGTGGAATTGGCGCATAAGCTTCTTGTAATAAATAAAACAAACACTATATAAAACGGGAAAAACATTATGCCTGATATATCATTAATTCCAGAAGTAAAGTATGAACCATTACAGCCGTACCATTGGATTTACGACAATAAACCTATTGAGAATTTGTTATTGTCTTTGGACTCCGTAAACGCCGCTGTTGAATGGAACACACAAGCCATTACTCAAGCTTTGGGTTCGGCTGGAACTTTAGCTGCTAGATTAAATCAAAGTCTAGAAGAAAACGGAAACTTAAAAGCTACTGCCATAGACACGGCTCTTCACAATATAGCAGCGCATGCTGATGGTTCAGTTTCTATGACTCCATCTGAGATTAGTCTGATTGACCCCGACGATACGTATTCGCTTCCAACAATAGTGCCTTTTGTGAGAATGTTAGATGCGGAACGTGCAAAATTAATGTTGATATCTCCCGGTGCTACTGCTCTTAAAATGGAGTTTTACTCGGATGCTATTTCTAGTACGTTGTTGTTTGAGGACGAAACAATAGAATTTATTGATTCCGATACAATCATTTGGTCTATTGAAAGCGCAAATAAGATTAAAGCATCTATGGCTTTTCCCGCCTCTGCTGCGCACGAACATTACTACGATGAAATTCCTGTGCCCGCCGTGGTGCCTCCTAACTATCAAGATTATAAAGTTAATTCAATTGCGACCCCATTTGTTGAAGATTCTTTACGAATTTATATAAATGGTGTACGGTTAACCGAGGGAACGTCGGTATATGTTCCAGATTATTCGACTACTCCTACTTATACGCTAGTAACTTACAGTAGTGACTACGCAAGCGGGACGTTTTCTCTAGATGTAGCTCTAACTTCTTCTGATGTAATTCGAATTGATTATGACCTTAGCCTAGTTTAATTATTTAGATACTCTTATAAGGCTAGAATGAGTAAATTTATGTATAATATGCGTAATAAGCATTATGGTTTTATTATATTGGCACCTTCACACAATCATGGATTAATTCAATCAACAATGTACTCCATAAAAAGAGAATGCAAAGTAAAAATTCCCTGTTTGTGCGTTGTTGGAGACGATGCGCAGTCATCTGTTATTGAAAATATAGAAACAATGTGTCCTGTAGCACAAGGGGGGAAAACAATTACTTCTTTAATGAACACTGGTTTAACTAACCCGCCAGCCGATTGGAATGTAATTATTTTTGAAGGTTCTCAGATAGAGGCAAGGTCAATTAACAAATTATTTTATTTTGCTCGAAACCACAAGGATATTTTATACCCGATTGTTATTGATTATGATAGAGATGGTAGACCAGTAAATATTTTTTACGAATTTCACAAGGGGACATTAAATGGTTTAACAATTCACAAAGATACATTTAATCAAGTCGGGCGTTTTTCTGATAACCCAATTGCCATATCAAAAATGTTTTGGCAGATGGACGCAATAGAAATGGGTTGCGATTTTCGTGCTGTTCTTGGAGCAAAAATGATTTAAATTACTCCATAAATATAAGCCCATCTATCATTCTTTTTATGTTTGCCTTCGTTGACTTCTCTTAAATATTGATATAATTCTTCCCAACTACCAAACATAAAGTCGAGAGGAATAAACCCATAATACCAAAATGAAATAAATTCTTTACCTTCTGGGCAGATAAGTAAAGTGGGTTTTTTTTCGGTGTTACTTACAATAATCTCATGCACAGTGCCGACAGTTGCCACATTTCGTGGAAGATAAGCAATAATTAAGTCAGAATGGTCTACTAATGACAAATCTTTACGAAGAAAATCATGAGCAATCCTTTGCATTTCTGCATAGTTTTTTTCTTGTCTGGCTTGAACTAGCATGGGTGCCCATTGTTGTTTTGGGTCAACATAAGGGTCAAATAAATCAATGCCAAATTGATTAATTAGGACATTTTTTGGTTCGGCCCGCCAATCTTTACCATCACTATGTTCTATGGGACCGGAAAGATATGCTCTTTTGCCTTTTAATACTTGTTGTTCGCTCATAATAAATCCTAAAAACAATAATTTGTTATTATATTAAACAGAAGGAGAATATATGTCAACAGAATTAATCAAAGAAATGGAAGAAATATTGAAAATTCCGGTTGTAGACCGTCATAGTTTTTTTCAACTCCGATATTTCGTAGTTGGGAAAGAGCCAACAACACAAGCAAAATTATGGCGTTGTATACGAGAACTCGATGCCCGCAAAAAATCATTAGATGCTATTAATCTTGAATTTGAAGGGGCAAATGACAAGAAGGAACTACTAAATATAACATTACAACAATTTGACGCATTAACAGAACTAGATGAATTAACAAAACAAAAAAACATAATTAAAAAAAGACAGGTAAGTAGAAAAATAAAGGCAATTGATGATTCGGTGGCAGAATTGCAGTTAAAGAAGAGATATATAGAAGAAGAGGCGGCTTTCTTTACACAATTTTTCCGAGCTTTAGAAAAAGTAGAAACACTCAAGCCGTATGATGATTTAGCATCGCAGGGAGCTTATTGGAATGAGAAGTTGACTCAAGACTTAAATTTGAAACTATTATTAAGACAACCAATAGACGTAGAATTAGCAAAGACAATTTTAGCTTTAGCAGATGATATTCCGGTTAAAAAATTTGTTATTAATTTGTTTCAAGAAGTGCAAAAGCAACAAAAATTGCAAGAAGTACAAAAGCAAAGTCTGCCGTCTGAAAAAGATGAAAAAGATGAAAAAGATGAAAAAGATGAATAAAGAGGGAATATGACAAGAATTTCAAGTTTAGATTCGGGATACGTAACTGGACAATTGTCTTTATATCCAGAAGCATTAGATGATAGGAGCGACTTATATCAAGCAACTAATAATGCCGATACGACACTTAAGCAAACTCTTACGTATAATGGTAGAACTATCGTTGTCGATGATGCTAGTAAATTTCCTTCTTCTGGACTTTTAAGAGTTGGAATACCGAACAATTATAATCCCGCTCCCGAATTAATATATTATGGGGAAAGAACAAATACAGTTTTTGGCGATTTAATTAGAGGATTTGCAGGGTCTTCTCCAAATGCGTGGCCAGCATTCATCACAACAGTTTCAAATTCTGTAATGGCAGAACACCATAACGCCGTAAAGGATGCGTTAATTAATGTTGAAACTAATTTGGGTATTCAAGATTTTCCGGTTGCGACATCACTTAATGGACTTTTGCAAACTTTAGAAACAACACATTTGGCTCCTAAAGCAGCGTTTAGAGCTTATCCTCTGCAAGGTGTTCCTCCATTAACAGTTTCTTTTCAAAATTTTTCTAACCAACATGTCGTTAGAAGTTCGTGGGACTTTGGAGACGGAACGACATCTTTAGACAGAAATCCTCATCACGTTTACACTGCGGAAGGGATTTATACAGTAAAGCTTAATATTATAACAATGACAGGAACACAGGGTATCACAATAAAGAATAATTATATTACAGTATCAGAAGATAAAGTGATTCCCTTTGCTTATTGGACGAATACCTCTGGAAATACTTATGCTTTTGTTGACCAAACAGATGGAGATATTGTACAAAGATTTTGGTCATTCGGAGATGGTGATACTTTAAACGAAACAGATTCGAACGCCCATTCTGCTTCGCACACATACACCACAGCAGGGACTTACTCGCCTGTTTTGGTTGTAGTGTTCGCCAATCAAACTTATAAGCGACTCTTTTTAGATACAATAACAGTGAGTTAATATGACAATACCAACATCTAGTTTATATCCCGAAGAATTTGATACTGAAGATAATCTTTATGTGGTTCATGATGGTCTTAGACTCAGATTATCTGAAACGTATACTCCCGGTGATACCACAATTTATGTTGAATCTAATCCAGACATGATGGAGAAATTCCCGTCAACTGGACTTATTACTCTTACGGAACAAGTTAGTGATATTGAAGACAGAGCTATTAGTTTCTATTATGCGTCAAAAACCGATACTAGTTTTTCGGGATTAGAATTGTTAGATGGTTTTACGGACTCTATTAAGCCAGAAAAAATAACTAATGTAACTCAAAATGTGATGGCGGAACATCACAACAATCTTAAAAATGCACTAATCGCAATTGAAACATTTATAGGGACAAAAGGCACAATAGACACCGTGCCTTTTGGTCCAACAATGACTGGTAGAATTAATTTTTTAAGAAAATTAGTTCTAACCCCTAGAGCTTGGTTTAAAGCCGATAAACATACTGGTTTGATTCCTTTAGAAGTAACGTTCACTAATCAAAGCTTTAGATTGGGAGATGGGGAAGTAACATATTTGTGGGATTTTGGCGACCAAACAACTTCCTATATTTCTATAATCTCCGTCACTAGTTATATACCTACCAGTAGCATAGAAGTTTATGTGCGTGATTTAGATGGCGGCGAAATACAGAAAACTTATCTAACTCCGGGGATTTATGATGTCAAACTGACCGTAACCAATGACTACGGCGAAGATACAGTAGAATTTCAAGATTTTATTACAGCAAAGATACAAGCTCCAATAGAAGCAGAAATGGATTTTTCGCCTCTATCGACACAAGACAGCACGTTAGGTGACCAAACCCCTCTATTTGACCGATTAGCGACAAATCCTGCTGGACCGTGGACGACTTATCCGCCAACTATCAGGGCTGTGGCTGGTTCTTTTGTGCATGCCCAAGTACCAGAAGGAGAAAATCCTTTAACGCCGGGTTATTCCTATGCAGGAGAAGAATTAGACGATAGTGGTGACCCAATTGATTCTGTAGCTACATTTACTTGGTCTTTTAGTGATGATTTAATTCATACCAATAATAGAGAAGCTGAGGCCATGTATAGTAGTGGTGGTATTTATGACATGGTTCTTAGAGTAGACACGTCATTCGGGGCTTATAGAATAACAACCTATGAAAATGTAGTTGATATTATAGAACAAAGAAATTTGTGGCTTTTTAACAACGATAGTTCGACTTTAAAAGCACATGAGTTTGGTTTGATAAGTGAGACCTTCAAAACAGCCACAAGGACACATTCTATAACATCTAATGACGGGTTCTTAGATGATACGGGTGACGAGACACGAGCTAAACGAGAATTCTTTAAAAATGCATTTTTTACAAATACAAGTACGGCTTCTTCTGGAAATGGTGGTGACTCATTACTTCTTTGGCCTAGCGGCGGCAGTTCTGGTAGTTTATTGTCAACTCAAACAATAGAAAGTGTAATTTATAATGCGTTTGTAGATACATATACGGCATCATCATTGAGTGTTACTAGACCTTGGAATTTTATAGCATTCAACGCCGAAACAGCTATTTATTTACTTTTTGGACCGGACCCAAATCCAATACCAAACATTAATTTATCAAACCAAGTAATGAGTGAGATTGACCCGACCGATTTTTCTGTAACTGCTACCACTTTGTCCTCATCAAATTATACAAATGGTGCAGAAGAATTAGAAGAACATATAACTGGTGACTACGAATTAGACGGCGAACCTAATTCAGGAAGATTCGCTGTTTACCGGACAGCATGGAAAGACAGTAAAGGATATATTGTGCGAAACTCCAATGTCTTATCGTTATTCAGATTATCAAGTTTTTACAGAACTGAAGGTATTTTAACAACTCCAATTCAAATAATTACTAAATTAATGGATATGCCCGGTTCTACAAAAGTAGAAGGAGAATTAGTGGCAATGGCTAATGGTTTATTCTTCTTTAATAACTCCGGTAATGTGGCGGCGTATAATGACGCCTCCGGTGTGTGGGAGGTCGGAAGTTCTAATACAACTAGTTTTCGCTCATTGCAAGATTCTACGGTAACTGGGTTCGATAGTACAGAAAATACACTTTTAGCAGCAAGCGATGGAGATAGAATGGCTTATTTAAGCTATGATTATAGCGATAATGCAGTAATCAAATTTAACGGATTAGACTTAACTTTTTCAAAATTAAGTGAGCGGCCTACGGGAACTCAGTGGGTAATGGGAGTTTACTAACGCATTTCCTATAATTAGCTATTATATACTGTTATGAATTACACAAGAATAAATAGATGGAATGGAGGACAATAATGGCACATGGTGGTTTCCCTCCAATTCCTGTTTTCCCTTTAGCCTTAGATTCAGATACCACATTGTATCTTGTGTATAATACCGCTGAGGCCCAAACTACTAGTGATAATACTGCTTGGGCAGATGAAATCGAAATAGAACAAGTTGTTGGTGATGAGCAATGGGGGGATAATGGGTTTGCAAATATTAGCGGGGAGATGTTTTATTATGATGCTGTTGAAACGGATGCTGTTACCGGAAAGATAATTAAGTTAAAGAGATGCGCACGAAATTTAAGTGGTAGCCATACAAAAGATAATAAGGCCGGAACATGGGTGAGAGGATTTGTAGTTGCCGAACATCACACGCAATTAGCGGATACCACAATTCTGACAGAGAACTACATCGGAGAAAATTTTTCCGAAGACACAGAAACTCTCGATTATAAAATAAGAAACTTAGTTGCATTACCCGGCGTAATGGACGACCATCAGTGTGCGGACGTAATATTTGACGCTCAAATAGATACCTCATCAAGCAATGATACCGAAGGTACATTGCTAATATATACAGTTACAATTAGTGGTAGTTATAGTCAATATACGTTAGATTTCGGAGACGGGACCACCACAACAGAACAATCTGGAACACACAGATATGCTCCAAATCTGACAATTGAACCAATTGTCATCGTATCAAATGCTGCTTGTGAAGTAATACAAACACCGCAAAATCTATCTACAGAAAACGAACCTTCTACCGAACAGACTCCAATAGAGTTTGAAATACCTATTCCCGAATTACCAGCGTTCCCTGAAATTATAATTCCAGAGATTACGATACCTGAAGACAGACTTATGTTGCCGCCAATTGTTTTCCCATGTGTCGATGTCGGACCTATCAGTATGGGACCAATTCCGAGCATTATTGAGATTATTCCGAGTGTTATAACGATTGTTGCCTCTAGTGATTTACATATACCTTCAATTATTGAGTTTATTGACCCTCCAATTATACCTTCTATAATCAGTATTATGCCGGTTATTGGGTTGTCTAATATAACATTAATAGACACATTGAATTTATCTAACATTACGTTAATCGGTAGTGTTACTGGTTTATCGAACATTACGTTAATCAGCAACATAGTTACTGGTTTATCTAACATTACGTTAATCGGTAGTGTTACTGGTTTATCGAACATTACGTTAATCAGCAACATAGTTACTGGTTTATCTAACATCACATTAATCAGCAACGTAGTTACTGGTTTGTCAAACATTACATTGATAAACGGACTTGGTTTGTCAGATATCACGTTAATAAATGGACTCGGTTTTTCAACAATTAGCTTGGTTAATGCACTTGGTTTTTCGACAATCAGTGTTGTGGGTATACCATCGGCCATAACATGTATAGTGTCTGTTGTGTGCCCTGCTAGTATGGCAGCACTGGGACAAAATTTAACAGACGACCCGGCAAATTTTGTAGATGTTTTTTCGCCTACTTCTTCAGCAGACCCAATGATACAAGGATTAGGTATTCCTAACGAAATTTCTGTGATTGTTCCTAAATTCCCAACTATTAAAGTGGAACATAATATTCCGTTTAAAATAGCAATAGAGGCACCAGAAATTCCAAACTTAAGCATACTTGGCGGAGAAAAAATACCGACAAAAATTGCAGTTGTACAAGAAATCCCAATCCCGATGGTTATTACAGTTGAGTCTAAACTACCAACAATAATTACCATTGACGGTTCAACTTTGCCGGGATTCATTTCTTTAAGTGTGCCTGATAATTTCCCAACTATGATTTCCATAGATGCATCCGGCATACCGAAGACCATTCAAGTAATCGGAGTGCCAGAATCTATAGAATTAAAGGGCAATATTCCTAGCGAAATCAAGGTAACCATTCCTGATAACTTAGAAATACCACTGGTTTATAAGGGCGGACCTATCCCAATAAAATTTGACGAAAAAGCTCTATTAGGAGAGAACGGAGAAGATTTGCCTTGCTTCGCTATCGTTCCTTGTCCTAGAAAATGAAAATAAAAAAACACTCAACCAAGAACGAATACGCACTTACAGAAAGTGGAATTTGGGTTCGTAATTTCACTAAGCGAACAGTTCCTTATTTGGACATTAACCGTCTTATCAAGGTAGAGGAATTCTCTTTACTTCTTGAAAATGAAGTTGAAAATCGCAGAGGCAAATATGTTGATGTGGGTACAGAAAACATTTATTTGCCTAATATTTTAATTGTATCTAACGGATATAATTTTCAAGAAAAAATTAAGAACTTACCAAAACTAAAAAATATTGCGATTATTGGCGTCAATAAAGTATTGCAGCATTGGCCTATTGACAAAAACACGATGCATTATTACGTAGTTAATAATCCATATGAAGAATGCTTAAATTATTTGCCTAAAAAACCAAAATATTACCCGACATGTATTGCGTCGATAAGAACGAATCCAAACTTTCTGCAAGAGTATCATGGCAACATATGCTTTTATATGCCAACATTAGAACAAGTTTATTCTGGTTTAGAATATGGTCAATCATACAAAATAGACGATTATCGTAATCCGATTTGTGCCGCCATTGGTTTGTCATTCAAATTTGGGGTAAAAAAAATAGCATTGTTATGTTGTGACTCCGCTTTTACGGAAGAAAGACCGGGAGCGGAAAAACTCGAAAACGGATTGTGGACATATCCGCAGCAATTAATCTCTGAACGAATAATAGATTCTAATTTATTTTGGTTAAAACAAGCAAAAATTGATGTGGCATATCATTCAGATGGACCAAAGCTGAAGAATGCTACATATATAAAAGAAGATGAGATAATTGCATTTTTTGAAAGAGAAGATGATGACTAGCAGTGATGAAAAACTTTCGTTCGATGATTTTAAAAGATGGATAAAGCATAATAACCAAGAACAGTCTTTTAAAACAGATAAGCGGCCAAATGGTTTAATTGGCGTAACTGTTGAGTCAAAGATTGCGATAGACAGATTATTTACAAAAATAACACCCTTGGACGACCTTGATGCCGAAGAAGACTTAGCATATGAATTTATAGAACACGGTGGTAAGATAACAGAAGTTGATGGAAAGCGATTTTTGATTGAAGTAACTAACGGGGCATTCTATATTCATCGTTGTTATGTTACCAGAAGTTAACGTTTTCTTCTTAGCATAGTTTTAACAAATCTAGGATTATTTGGAGTTTTAATAATCCTTTTTTCTTTTTCATTCTTCACTATTGCGACAGACGTATCAGAGTGCAACCCCGTTCCACACAAAGGTATATTAGAATATCCTCTTTTTCTTAATGATTCTCGTAAGGTTTTATAATCATCAGCACCTTCGACCCAAGGTTCCCATAACATTCTATTGGTATAAATAGTATTTGATATGTTTCCAGTAAGTTTACTGGATAAATTCATTGTTTTAATATCTGTAAGACGTGTATATGGATAATCACCATTACCCGGGAATATACTTATAATTTTAATTCCCTTTTTGTCTCTGCGAGCGAGGTATAGATAAAGATTTCCTTGATTCATATAATATTTTGAACAATTCTTCTAAAACAATTGAAGAATAAATGTCATTTCCTCCAAATTGGTCTAAGAAATTTTTAATTGTTTCTTGAACTATTAATTCGTCTTGTTTGTCACTCATATAATATAGTTATGGTACGATTAGGTTTTTATAAAGAAGAACATCATGGTCAATTAATTTATCCCTTGACCCATTATGCTCAAGTAAAACACAATTATTGTTTGGCTTATTTTGGACACATGAAGGAATTTCTTGTCCAATTAAAAGCTCTGAAACCGATAATTGAAAATCAATTCAAAGGTATCAAATTATTCTTGGCTTGTAGAGATGATTTTATGCCTTCTTTAACGGGTATATCTAATGTGGTCAAGCAAAGTGAAATAGGTAAAATAAAAACCCAATTCGCTTATATTAGAGAACTTACTACCGATTTAATAAAACATCCTGTTTTAGAACTATTACTTGAATCAAAAATAGAAATCCCTTCTAACGCATTTCCGGTATGTAGAACTGGAAATAAATGTGTGATAATAACCAAAGGAAATTGTCCGCCGACTTCGCCTCTCACGCAAATTCAGATTCAAAAAGCCATCGCTCTTGCGGCATCTAAGGGATACGAGGCAATGATAGACAAAGAAATAGAGGATGCTTCTTGGGTAATAGGCGTGGAGAGTGACAATTTATATCAAGCAGGCATTTGGGGCGCAAAAACATCTCTCATACCTACTGGTATAGGGACCGAATTATATAAAAAAATGTTTCCTGCTGGAACAATTCTTTGTTTGTAATTAAAAAAACATAATCATAAACATATATAACTGTGAAAGACGAGACATTATACTTTTTCCTTAAAGGAGAAAAAAATGAGCGTATTTACAGTAGCATTAACAAATTCAATCACGGTAAAGACCCCGACAGATACTCAGACTGGCGTAACTGAGGCACAGGGTACTTTAGATATTAACCCATTGACGGGAGCAAAGGCAGACCCCAGCAGTCAGAGAACTGTCTATGTTATGGGTCCAAATCGCATTATGCGTGAATTGCATGATGGCGAAACCTTTACTGATTGCAATTATTGGAAGCAGTTCGATTTTATCACATGCACGACCGATGACGGCAGCACTTGGGATAATGCGACAGGCACCAGTAGCAATCTTCCTTACGCTGAATCATTCACTGTTGCAGATACCGCAACAACTTATTTGGCCGCTAACACCGCAGATATTTTAACGGATACTGGTAGCGTAGCACTCTACACTAGAATTCGTAATCTGGGTGCCAGTAGTTCGGTGACTATTAGGCTAAACGGGCTAACGGGTGTAGAATTTACGCTCGATGGCACAGAGGATATGATTTTCGAGATGAACGATATGACAATTAGCAAGATTGAAGTCAAGGTTCCGACTTCCGGTGCAGTTGAGTCGCCAATCGAAATCTTCTGTTTGGTAAGGTCTCCAATTAATAGCTAAATTCTAAAAGTTCGGTTTGGGGGGAAGGCCCGCAGGAAAATTTGCGGGCCTTTTTTCTTTCTATCACTAATTTAAGTATATGGTAAGAATTTCTAGAGTTTCAACAAATATACGTAGATTAGGCACCCATTTGATGGGTCAACCGATAACTTTACGTAAATTTCATGAAACCGGCAATAAAATATTAATTGTTCGTAAATTGGGGGGTATGGGTGACGTTGTTATGCATCGCATGATATTTGAAGATATCAAATTACTAGACCCGTCATTTCATGTTACATTTGCTTGTCCGCCAGAATTTTATGAATATGTAGACGACCATCCTTTTATTGATAAAATAGAGAACAGTAAGACAGTAAAGTACGAAGATTATATGATGTCTTTCGATACTACTCGTTGTTGTTTGCGATATGAGATGTCAACTGTGCCTAATGTTAATAAAAATAGACCAGATATATGGGCCAGTCATTGCGGAATTACATTGCTAAATCACAACATGCATTTTCAGATAAGTGATGAAATGAAACAATGGGGAGCAGATAAAATTAATTCTTTTAAAACCCCCGATACTAAAGGAGTTATACTATTATGCCCATATTCTAATGCCGGAGACCGCAGTCTTTTAGATTGGCAATTAGAAGGCATAGTACAGCAACTCAAAGAAATGGATTATTCTATTTTGGCTCTTCACGGTAAACCCTCGCCAAAGTTGGCAGAATTAAATGTCCCTGTTTTAACTTTAACCCCCAAAAAACTTATTAGTGTAATAAATGCAAGTGATTATATTGTTAGCGTAGATACGGGAACATTTCATATTGCCGGGGGTTTAAGAAAACCGATGGTAGGGGTTTTTGTCTATACAGATGGCAAAGTAAGAGGTAATTGTTATGATTTTATTTTAGTGCAAAAACACAGAGATGACGGATGGCCATGTGGTCCTTGTTGGTTCCCTTGCAAACAAGTCAGAGAAAGACCGTATCCATGTATCAAAGAAATAACTGTAGATATGATTATGGATGGGATAAATAAAATGTTGCAGAAATGGCCACTTAGTCATTAGATACATACTAGTTTAAATATATGGTTAGAGTTTCAAAACCCGCTGAAGTTAAGACAAAGGTCATCACAAAGAATGGCGAATGTCAGGTTGTCATTTCTTTAGACCTCAATATTAATATTAATGTTGAAGATTTGAAGAAATTAGGAATAGGAACTGTGGCCGCACAAGATAAACAGGAAGACGAAAATGTAAATTGGGCAATACCCGAATTTGGAAATCAAGAAAAGATAAAGTTTGGGAAAACAGAAAAATAAATACGTGATGGACTAATATAATGGTAATGCCTTATTTCAAAAGGAGATAAAATGAGTTTGGGGTTCGATGCTGGAACATATAATTTGGTAGTAGCTAGACGTGATGAGAATAAAAAAATCGTTTATAAAAAAGAGGTAAATGCTTTTATTGAAATGCCTATCGAAAACAGATTCGTTTTCAACATGATGAAAAAGGCCGGTGTTCCGCTTATTGAACGACCTGATGCTGGCGTGGCTTATGCTTTAGGCGAAGCTGCTGTTAATATTGCTTATAGTATGAATCAAGTTGAATTAAAAAGACCCATGAGAGCAGGGTGCCTTAATCCGAAAGAAAAGCACGCTCAACAAATCATGAGTATTATGATGCACAGCCTATTAGAAAAAGCAGAAGTAAATGGCGAGGTAATGTATTATAGTGTTCCGGCCAATGCAATCAATGAAGAAACAGACATAGATTATCACAGCAAAATTGTTGAAGCTGTATTTAAAGGATTCGAAGACGATAAAGGAAATAAAGTAGACCCACATCCGATTAATGAAGGACTGGCGTTAATATATGCTGAATTGAAATCAAAAGCATATACTGGTTTAGGAATCAGCATGGGCGCAGGTATGGTAAATATTTGTTTCGCAAAATTTGGTGCGCCTATCTTCCAATTCTCCATCGTGAATAGCGGGGACTGGATTGATAGAATGGCAGCAAAGGCAACTGGTGAGTCTCCAACATTTATTAACCAAGAAAAAATAAAACTCGACTTGACCAAGGATTCTGAATCATTAGTACAGAGGGCCATAAAGACCCAATATGAAATCATGATACAAAAAACCATAACAGAAATTAAAAAAGGATTAGAAAAATTAGATAATAAAGCCAGAAGTACGGACCATGCTATAGATATCGTTGTCGCTGGCGGGACTAGTTTACCTAACGGTTTCGATAAATTGTTTACTGAAACAGTAACCAAATCGCATTTGCCCATTGAAATAGGACAGATAATAAGGCCCGCCGACCCGTTATATTCGGTGGCCCGTGGATGTCTTGAAGCGGCTGAAGCATCAATGGAATAAGGAGATTTGTGCAATCGGGTTTTATACAGATGCAATATGCGATTATAAATGACGGATATTGCGTGTACAATTATAAATAGAAAGAAAAAAGAATGAAATCAGTTCAAAAGAAAGTAAATGACTTGGGTGCTGCTGCGTACATGCTTATGCATGGACATAAAGTCTTGGGTCGCCAATCTAGAACAATACTGTTTGAAGTAGAATTAAATATAGCACAAGAATTTGAACAAAGAATGCTAGATTATTTGTCCAGCGAATATCATCGTTTTGATTCCTGTCTGATGTCACTTAAGAAGATGAACGAATATATGCCAGAGTATAACCGTGAGGGACAATTACGTAAAGTATCTGACCTCGGAGCAGCGGCATATATGCTTATGCATGGACACAAACTCATCGGCAGACAAGGTAATACAATCGTGTTTGAAGTAGAACATAAAGATATTGATGAGTTTGAACAGAGGTTATTAGATTATTTATCAAGTGAATATCATCGTTTTGATTCTTGCTTGATGTCTCTGAAAAAGATAAACGAATCAATATCCAATTCCGATGATTAAATCTCTATATATTAAGAGACAATTGGGAGAAGTTCTATGAGTTTGAAATCATATAAAGAGACTAACGCCACAGCGGCGGTAATCGCAGACCCATTATTAGAGAAACTGAAACAAGATGTCGATGCGCTGATACAAGGTCTGGAATCTCAGATTCGTACTACAACCACATTTATTCTTGCCCAAATTATGAAAAAGCAGGGGGAAACCCCTACCGCTGCTACCACTTCGTCTACCGGCGAGCCAACACAACAAAGAACATCTCTTCCTTGGTTTAAATATGGTATTAGAGGATTTTTAAATAAATTATGGCATGGAAACCATCCTGCCAATCCGATGTGGAAAAGGGAACACAATTTAACTTTAGAAGAACGTGCTTATTTAGAAAATGAAATTAATGCCGTTGCCGATACGGTGATTGATGTGGTATTATTAGAAGCTGATTTAGATTCTGAATATATTAATGGCAATCTCGCTGGATTGCAGCAAGTTTTTGTAGATTTTAGAAATAAATTGATTCAATTAATAACAACAGCTTTAGCTCAAAAAATGTCTCTGGCATCGGACTCAACGGCGTCTTCAATCCCATCGACAAAATCAAATGTAAACGAAACCACAAAGAATTCAAGGGCTTGGTGGACTCAACAAAAAGATATCTCATCAGAGCAAAAAAAAATCATACAATCTTGGGTAAATGGAAAAACCGGCAAAATAAGAGACGAAATTCGTTTTCGTTCAAAAGCTGTTGAATTCGTCAATAG